TGTGCGAAGTTAATGACGTTGGTGATCAGGTTGCAAGTATTCTCCAATACGATTTGGAATACAATAATCTTCTCATGTGTTCCATGCGAGGCCGTGCTGGGCAAATAGTTGGTCAAGGATTTTCTGGGAAGAAAACTCAACTTGGAGTTAAGATGTCCAAAACTGTCAAAAAGGTTGGATGTCTAAACCTCAAAACAATGATTGAGGAAGATAAGTTATATTTGAATGACTATGAGATTATTTCAGAATTAACAACTTTTATCCAAAAACATAACTCTTTTGAAGCAGAAGAAGGTTGCAATGATGACCTTGCAATGTGTCTCGTAATTTATGCATGGTTAGTTGCACAGGACTATTTCAAAGAACTTACTGATCAAGATGTAAGAAAGAGATTATATGAAGAACAAAAGAATCAAATAGAACAAGATATGTCACCTTTCGGATTCATATCTGATGGATTAGACGGAAACAGTTTTGTTGATGCTGATGGAGATAGATGGTTTACCGATGAATATGGTGATAGGTCATATATGTGGGAGTATATGTAATGGATCTAGATAAGCAAATAAAATTAAGTCATTTATTGCTTACTGATAGAAAATGTAGATCTTGTGGAGAAGTTAAAAATTTGATTGATAGTTTTTATAGAACTCATAAAGAAAGAGGTCCTGTTGCATCTTCATATGCTTATGAGTGTAAAGAGTGTTCTATAAAAAGAGTTATTACTAATAGAATGATCTCAAGAGTTCTTGATAAATGGGAGTATCCCGATTGGTAAATGTTCACGTCATGTTTTCCTTTTGAAAAGTAATTTTTTAATAAATATTTTTTAGATAAACTGAGATTTACGGAGAAAAACATGGCGACTCCTCAATTATCTCCTGGAGTACTTACCAGAGAAGTTGATTTAACTGTCGGGAGAGCTGATAATGTATTAGATAATATTGGTGCAATTGCGGGACCTTTTGCAATTGGTCCTGTGGAGCAAGCAATTGACATCATAACAGAACAAGAATTAATTAACACTTTTGGAAAACCAATTTCAACCGATGCTCAGTATGAGTATTGGATGACAGCATCATCATTCCTCTCATACGGTGGTATTCTTAAAGTTGCTAGAGTTGATGGAACAACTCTAAACAATGCAAATGCTGCTGTTGGTTATGCAGCAACATCAAGTGTAAAAATTAAGAACTACGACAACTACAACAACACATGGTCAGGTGAAGGTGTTCAGTTTGTATATGCAGCAAAGAATCCAGGTTCATGGGCAAACAACCTCAAGGTTTGCTTCATTGACGACTTAGCAGATCAAAGAATCGGTATTAACACAACTAACTTAAGTAATATTGGTGCTCAGGTAGGTTATGGCGTTACAACTGCAATTACAAGCGTTGCAATTGCTGGAGTAGGAACTACATCTTCTTTCACTGGTTACCTAAAAGGCATCATCACAGGTGTTTCAACAGATACCACTAACGGAAGCAGCACTATTGATGTTAAGATCGTTTCTAGAGTTTCTTCTGCTGGAACAGAAACATCAATTACTTATTCTGAGGGAAATTCTGTTGCTTCATTTGAGCAAACTGATACTCTATATTTTGTTAATAACTCAGGAATTAATACAGGTCTTTCTGCAAGTGGTGGTGCTGCAGCAGGTCAAGTTCTTGACTGGTATGATCAACAAACTTTAGGTCTTACAAATTCGGTCATTTACTGGAAATCAATTGCTCCAAAACCAAGAACCAACACTTATTCTCTTGATAGAAGTGGAAAAAATGATGCAATCCACATTGCCATCGTAGATGATAGTGGATCTGTAACCGGAATCCAAGGAAATCTTCTTGAGAAGCATGTAAGTGTATCTAAGGCATTTGATTCAATTTCTCAAGTAAATTCTCCACAGAAAATCTGGTATAAGAATTATCTTACAGATTTCTCACAATATCTTTACGCTGGTTATAATCCTTCTCAAGCAGCGGATGCATATCACGGAACAGTTCCTGTTGCTACTGGTTTCTCTACTTCATTTACCAAGTATACAACTGGTCAGGGTCTATGGGGACAAAATGCACAAGGAGTTACATTTAGTGCATTAGGCAATGTAACTTATACTCTAACCGCAGGTGTTGATTACTCTGCTGCTGGTGGAATGAGAGCAGATTTAGGTTCAATTTCAACAGCATATGACTTATTTGCAAACAAAGATGAAATTGAAGTTGATTATCTCTTGAATGGTCCTGGTCTCGTACAAGAGTCAGAATCTCAAGCAAAAGCAAACAAATTGATTGCAGTTGCAGAGAGTAGAAAGGATTGTGTTGCAGTAATTTCTCCACATAGAGCAGGTGTTGTAGATATCACCAATACTGATACACAAACCGATAACGTAATTAGATTCTTCTCACCAGTTACATCATCTTCCTATGCAATCTTTGATAGTGGTTATAAGTACACTTATGATCGCTTTAATAACACTTTTAGATATATTCCTTGCAACGGTGATATTGCTGGTCTCATGTCCAGAACAAATATTACTGGATTCCCATGGTTCTCTCCTGCAGGACAGCAAAGAGGTGTACTGAATAATGCAATTAAACTTGCATACAACCCATCTAAAGCACAGAGAGACGTTCTATACACTGCAAGAGTGAATGCTATTGTCAATCAACCAGGCACTGGTGTTCTTCTATTTGGTGATAAGACAGCACTTTCTTATCCATCTGCTTTTGATAGAATCAACGTTCGTAGATTGTTCTTGACTGTTGAGCAAGCACTTGAAAGATCTGCTCAAGCACAACTATTTGAATTGAATGATCAAATAACAAGATCAAACTTTGTCAATATTGTTGAACCATACCTACGTGATGTTCAAGCAAAGAGAGGTATTTACGATTTCGTCGTTATCTGCGATGAATCAAACAATACTCCAGATGTGATTGATAATAATGAATTCAGAGCTGATATCTTCCTGAAACCAACCAAGTCAATCAACTACATTACACTTACCTTCGTTGCCACCAGAACAGGCGTAAGTTTTGAAGAAGTGTCTGGATCAGTTTAATCTAACCTAAATTAATTACAGAAGGAGGAACTCAAAATGTCCACTCTCAGAACAATCACCGCTTTTAAATCAAAACTTGCTGGAGGTGGCGCAAGACCAAACCTATTTGAAGTTGAAATTCCATCATTCCCTGTTGCTGCAGGTTCAAACGTGTGGAGAACTGGTGACAACCAGGAAGCAGATTTATTCAAATTTATGTGTAAAGCTGCACAACTTCCAGCATCAAACATTGCACCTATTGAAGTTCCATTCAGAGGTCGCACATTAAAAGTTGCTGGAGACAGAACCTTTGATGTTTGGACTGTTACCATCATCAACGATGAAAACTTCCTGATTAGAAATGCTTTTGAAGCATGGATGCAAGGAATCAGTAAGAACAGCAACAATACTGGTGCAACTCAACCAAACGAGTACATGACTTATGCACTTGTACATCAACTTGGAAGAGGTGCAGATAATGGAATTGAATCATCTACAAATTCATCAATTGTAAATGGTTCACAAATTAGCCCACTGAAGACATATACTTTCTTTGATATTTTCCCAACAAATATCTCAGCAATTGATCTTTCATACGATTCTTCAGATACCATTGAAGAGTATACAGTTGAGTTCCAAGTTCAATACTGGGAACCAGGCGCTTGGACCAAAGATCAAGCATAATTTAATTAGATAAATACTGAAAAAGTATTCGCTAGTTTAATAAATTATGGCAAAATTATTTGGATTCTCTATTGAGGATACTGAACAATTATCACCCACTGCGGTTTCTCCCGTTCCTCCTAATAATGAGGACGGGGTTGACCACTATTTAAGCAGTGGGTTTTTTGGTTCATATGTAGATATTGAAGGTGTTTATAGAACAGAATTTGACTTAATTAAAAGATATCGTGAAATGGCACTCCATCCTGAGTGTGACAGTGCTATTGAAGATATTGTAAATGAAGCAATTGTTTCTGATACAAATGATAGTCCTGTTCAGATTGAACTATCAAATTTAAATGCTAGCGATGGAATCAAAACAAAAATAAGAAAAGAGTTTAAATATATTCTTGAACTTCTAGATTTTGATAGAAAATCTCACGAAATTTATAGAAACTGGTATATTGATGGAAGACTATATTATCATAAAGTAGTAGATCTAAAAAATCCTCACGAAGGTATTCAAGAATTACGTTACATTGACGCAATGAAAATGCGTTATGTACGTCAACAAACTGTAAAGAATAAAGATAATTTTAGATTTGCGAATGTGAATACTGATAATCCTATGGATTATGAGTTTCCAAAAATTGAAGAATATTTCATCTATAATCCAAAGATGAATTATCCAACCAATAATCCATCTGCTTTAGGTGGAACTGGTGGAATTAAAATGACAAGAGATTCTGTTACCTATTGTACTTCTGGTCTTGTAGACAGAAACAAAGGATCAACTCTTTCATATCTTCACAAAGCAATTAAATCTCTCAATCAACTAAGAATGATTGAGGATTCTCTTGTTATCTACAGATTATCTCGTGCTCCAGAGCGTAGAATTTTCTACATTGATGTAGGCAATCTACCCAAAGTAAAAGCAGAACAATATCTTCGTGATGTTATGATGCGCTATCGTAACAAGTTGGTTTACGATGCAAGCACTGGAGAAATTCGTGACGATAAAAAGTTCATGAGTATGCTTGAAGATTTCTGGTTACCGCGACGTGAAGGTGGTAGAGGAACTGAGATTTCCACTCTTCCTGGTGGACAGAATCTTGGAGAAATCACTGATATTGAGTATTTTAAAAAGAAACTATATCGTTCACTTAATGTTCCTCCTTCAAGAATGGACGGAGAAGGTGGATTCAATCTTGGTCGTTCTTCAGAAATTCTTCGTGATGAAGTTAAGTTCAGCAAATTTGTTGCTCGTCTGAGAAAGAGATTCTCATACATGTTCAATGATATGCTAAGAACTCAACTGATTCTTAAGAATATTATTACTCCCGAAGATTGGGAAATCATGAAAGAGCATATTCAGTATGATTTCTTATATGATAATCACTTTACAGAATTAAAAGAAGCAGAACTTCTTAATGAAAGGTTAGCAATGATTCAAACTGCTGAACCATATGTTGGAAAATACTTCTCTCAAGATTATCTGAGAAGAAAGATTCTTCGGCAAACAGATCAAGAAATTCTTGAGCAAAACTCATTAATTAAAAAAGAAATTAAAGACGGTATTATTCCCGATCCAAGCATTGCCGTAGATCCAAATACTGGACTACCAATGGACCAATCTCAACCTACAACAGATTTGGGAAAACCTATTAATGAACCTGAGATTGATGCATCAGCAGTAAACGCAGATGCAGCTGCCACAGAAGTTGATGCAGGTCCAATGAAGATGCCCAAAGGTGGCATGATATAAATACAAAAGATTACATCTTTGAATTAAAAAAATGGATGAACTTATGGATATGATTATTGCTGATGAGTCACCAGCACAAATTAGCGATAAAATTAAAGATATTCTTTTTGCAAAATCAGCAGAAAAAATTGACTCTTTCCGACCTGAAGTAGCAGCAGGTTTGTTTGGAGAAGATCAATTTAGTTCTTCTGAAGAATCTGAAGAAGAAGAATAAATAAATAACTTAAAGTGTATTATTAAAAATAATGGCTCATAGACCAGTAGGTGCTGGATCCTCAGTTGCGTTTACTTCTGGAACTGCGACGACATCAACAGCATTTTCAGTACAATCAAGTGTTATTAGAGTAGTCGCTGGTGGCGGTGGTGCCCATGTTTCTGTTGGAGCAACACCTTCAGCAACAAGATCAGATTATTATGTTGAATCTGGATCTGCAGAAACTCTTGCTTTAACAAAAGCATCTAATAGAGTTGCTGGTATCACAACTGGAGCAACAACCATCATTAGTGCTCCAGAGGGAACACAAGTTCCTTTTGGTGTTGGTGATTACGTAACCTTAACTGGTTCAACATACCACAACTTTACTCACCAAAAGGTTTTATCAATTGATACATCTTCTGGTGTAAATGGTTATTTCCAAACTAGAATGACCGTTGATTATAATTCAAGTGGAATTCTTACTGCATTCAATGATCCAGATGCAACAATCATAACATCTAATAAAGTATCTGTTTTTGGTGTAGGTACTGGAACACTTTATTATCAGCAAGTTCAAATTTCAGGAAACGCCTAAAATGAAACTCATCACAGAAGAAATCGAAAAGGTAGAAGTTATTACCGAAGGTGTAGGTAAGCAAGCAAAACTTTTCATTCAGGGACCTTTCCTTCAGGCAGAATGTGTCAACCGTAATGGACGTATGTATCCTATGTCTATTATGGAGCGTGAGGTAAATCGTTATAATGAACAATACGTTCAAAAAGGTCGTGCTCTTGGAGAACTCGGGCATCCTGACGGACCAACTGTAAACCTTGATAGAGTTTCTCATAAAATTGTAGACCTTCAAAGAGAAGGCAACAATTTTATCGGTAAGGCACAAATTTTATCCACTCCAATGGGTAAGATTGCCGAATCACTTCTAAAAGAGGGGGTTTGTCTTGGAGTTTCTTCCCGTGGTATTGGTTCGGTAAGACCAACCAAAGAAGGATATAGTGAAGTTGGTGAAGATTTCATGCTCGCAACTGCTGCTGATATTGTTGCTGATCCATCAGCTCCTGATGCATTTGTTCAAGGAATTATGGAAGGAAAAGAATGGATTTGGGATGGTGGTATTCTTCGTGAGAAACTTGCACAGCAAACTCAAAGAAGAATCAATACTCTTGTAGATCAAAGAAGATTGGAAGAGCATAAACTAAACTTATTCAACGATTTCATTAATTCGTTGTAATTTATTAATTTATAAATAAATATAGATTTCATACAGGAAAATCGGAGAGTTCAAATGTCTCGTGGTAAACAATTACAAGAAATGGAAGTAGGCACTAAACCATCCAAAACTGCTGTTAACGCTAATGCAAAAGCAGCAGATTCAATGCCAAGCCTTTCTGGAGTAACTCCAGGTCAAACTGGTTCTTGGGAAGATCTTGGAGGACCTACACCAGAAAATTATAAGTCTGATGATGACTCAGCAAAGCTCAAAACTCCAGGCACAACCCTTAAGCAAGTTAAGGATGTTGTAAATAAGGGTGCTAAGCCTGCTGATGCAATGAAGGCAGT